TTCTTTTGTGAATTAAGTTCCATTGATACTTTGAGATGACTTTATCCTTGTCTTGATGTCTATCTATTCTAGACAGCACATCATCTATTAATGGGCAGGTGATATCAGGCACTTTAGGAGCCTTCTTCTTCCACTTTGCAAATAGTGTGACTTTGCGTTTGGGTCTAAGCATAATAGACTCCTTTCACAATAATATTTAGATTGTTATTGTGTAAAGTTTAATACAAATATAAGTTATAAGATGTGTTTAAAAGTGTGGGAGCCGAAACTCCCACACCTGACTATTTCTGTTGCCCGGCTAGCCTACTCCGCCAAGTGGCCGGTTATTAAGCGGCAACCAATTCCGCATCAGCAAATATACTGACTGGAACTGTCACTTCTGGTTTAAATGCGTTAGCATCTATAATTGACCTTTTACAGAGATCCTACTGGTAAACTCCATGCGCCTTTTGACACTAGTCGAACCTATATCACCCCCGTAAAGCATATTGCCTAATATGTTTTGCGTGAACGATTTTGGTGGAGGTGGTCGGTACTGCCCCGACGTCCTAAATGTTTATTCCTCACACTTCAACGTCTACAGTGTATTTAAACAGATTATTGTGTGTTTGTCAAGACTTGACTGGAGACCATCTACCATCTTTGCTTCTTACTTTGTTGTTGTGTTCAACCAGTATGGTAAATGTTTTAACGTCTTTGAACTCCTTACCATGTGCGAAAGTAAATTCATGACCTTTGTCAGTTTTACTTTTCCAATAGTGTTGGAAGTCTGTGATAACCATTTTGTCTTTTTTAACTTTAATTGCCATGTTATAAACATAGCACATTATCAGTTTGCTGTCAATGGAGATTATCTTTGAACTTTGATATCGGTAGCAACTTCTCTTCCTCTGAACTCTTTAAGTTCGTACTCAATCACTTCGCCGTCCATAACCTCTTTTAAGTTTGCGGCTTTTAGTGCTGATATATGAAGAAAGACGTCCTTGCCCTCTATGTCTGGTGTAATAAATCCAAAACCTTTAGCAGAATTGAACCATTTAACTTTACCTGTTGCCATATGTTTTCTTTTGTTTCCTTAGGATAATATTTATAAAAAATGTGAAAAGAACGGTTGCTTGACTGTAAAAATCAAGCAACCATTCGGAATGATTACATAGAGTTTTTCTTCTCTTGTATTTCTTTTCTTCTTACTTTTGTTGCCTTACCTAGTAAGCCAAGAGCCTTTCTTGCTCTAGCCGCCGCCGCTTTTACACCTTTTGTTTCGAAGGCTTCTGATTCAGCAATATAACTTTCAAAGGCTTGTTTTATTTCGTCATGTGTTTGTGACATTGTGTTTCTCCTTTATGATATCATAAATGTCTTTCCAACTATTTGCTCGTTGGATGTTCATTTGTTTATTATTATAACTTCTATTATGTGGTAGGTCAAGTAGTATTGGTACCAAACCAAGAACCTTGCCAGATTCAACATTGTCTGGTTTATCGTCTATCCATATTGTTTCCATATCAAATTTTTGGAGAGCAAAGTATTTGCCTTGACCTGTTTCCAAAAAAGTGAAGTCTTCAAATACATCACCAAAAACTTCCTTAAGATTATCTTCCCTTGCTCTGTTTGCCACTTTGTTCAAAGTCTGCGATGAAACAACAGAAAATTTATAACCTTCTTCTGCTAACTTTGTGACATACTCCACAGCACCTTCCATAGGTTCTAAATATCTCATATAGGCACTTTCGTTGAACACAGAAATATATGTGTTTAATGCTTCTTCCGGTACATCTGGATAGTGTTTGCGTAGGTCAAAATGACCTTTATCTTTCTTCTCTAAACCTTGTGCAATCATGAAGTCGTCAAATGCTTCTTCCCATTTGAGTAATACTCCATCAACATCTATACCTATTATTTTAGACATTAAGATAGTTTTAGTCCTGTTGTGCCTTCACCATATTTCTTTGCCATGTTTACTTCAGTCTTTGCCCAAGTAACAACATTGTTCTTTACTATCTTGTATTCACCATGTTGTGGCACGGTAAACATGAATGGTCCTAGACCAACTCCACTTGGCAGGTTTACTATTGCCATAGGTCTTTGAACGGTGATATATTCAGCATCATGTTCTAGAAATCTAGCAACAATCTCTTCTCCGCTCATTAACTTAATCGATATGGTATCATTGGCAGTTATATCAGACATTTGATTCCTTTTCCAAAAGTGTTTTTAATTCTGAGTATCCTCCAACATATGCATCATCTACAAATATTTGAGGAACTGTTCTTGCACCTGGCACTGCTTCTTGCAACTGCTGAACAGTCCAAGTTCCATGTGCAATGTTTCTTTCTTCGTACTCAATGTTTTTAGATTTGAGTAAGTTTTTGGCTTGTTCACAGTATGAACATCCAACGTTGCTCCAAACAACTGCTTTAGTGATCTTTGACATCTGGTATTTCTATTGCTCCTATTCCTTCATTATGAAGTTCTTTTATTTCTTTGTCGGTTGCTTTACCGTATATATGGTCATCACGTTCTCCCAAAGACGCTTTACGAGCCTCCTGGGCAAAATTATCTCCAACATTTTCACAGTTTTTTTCAACCCACGTTTTTAAATGTTTTAATGCTGACCTATTATTGAAGAATGCTTGATTACGTTTTTTACCTTTGGCTTTCGTTTTACTGCTGACATTAGGAGCCATAATTGCTCGCCTTATTGAAATATTATCGCACATAGGACAAGACACCAATCCTTTTTTCTTTTGGTTTAGATAAGATTTTTCGCTGTCAAACCAGCCTTCGAATTCATGATTGTTTTTACAGATTAAATTATATTTGGGCATTGTAATCTTCAGGTTTAATATTTTTTGTGCTGTCATCATTTTTGTCTACCATTAGACTAATTAAGAAGACTGCTAATCCAAAACCCATTATTGCCCAAAGAAATATTCCATCTTTCGATGTGAGTAAGTGAACTAACACTTCTAGTCCATTCATTGTATTGTAATCAACCATTATAAAGAAAATTTCTTAAATTGTCCTCTTTTGACGTCTTGTTTGATTCCACCTATTAGATAACTTTCAACTTCAGTTTCTTGTGGAGCAACTTGAAGACCTTTTGATGATAACCAATGCTGTGTCCACGGAAGTGGATTTTGATTTGCACCTACATCATAAAGTGGATCGAAACCTAATGCTCTTAATCTTTTGTTTGCAATCCATTCTACATATGTTCCTAATAATCTTTCGTTAAGTCCAATAATTGAACCATCTTTGAATAAGTGTTTTGCCCAAGCCTTTTCTTCTTCAACACATTTTTTGAACATTTCAATCACAGTCTTGTCAAGACTTTTGATAACTTTACTCATACCTTTGTCGTCACCTTTTTGCCATGCTTTGATGACGTGTGTTGATAAGTTTAGATGTGTTGCTTCGTCTCTAGCAATTAATGAAAGTATTTTTGCCGAACCTTCCATAAGTTTTAATTCGCCAAACGCAAATGTACAAGCAAATGATACGTAAAATCTTAATCCTTCTAACAGGTTTACATTTACCATTGCAAGATATAATTGTTTCTTTAATTCATCTATATCGCCTTTGCCTTTGACTGTGTAGTCTTGTGCCATTTCACTAAACTTATCATAATTTTTTGTCACTGATACTGCTCTTTTTAAAATTTCATCATCATTCAAAATTGTGTCAAATACCTCAGATGGATCTGCGTATACGTTCTTCATTATGTGAGTATATGCTCTACTGTGAATTGTTTCAAAGAAATCCCAAGTAACAATACATCCTTCTAGTTCAGGATTTGAAACATAAGGTAGGAAACTTAAACATGGTCCTCTACCTTGTACACTGTCTAATAGTGTTTGGTATTTTAAATTAGATGTGAATATATGTTTTTGTTCTGGTCTGAAACTGGCATAGTCCGCTCTGTCTTTTTGCAAAGACACCTCTTCTGGTCTCCAAAAATAACCTAGCATTGTTTGATTCAGTTTATCAAACTGCGGATACTTGAACACATCATATCTCTGCACGTTTTGATCTGCACCAAAGAACATAGGTTCTTTTGTAAAATCTATATCTTCTCTATTAAAAACTGTTTTCGCCATAACGTATTAATTATCTTATTTTACTAATTTTTTGTGATTTAGTCAATCTAAATTGTACAGGCTTCACACTCGCCATCTTCCAAATCTTTTAATTGTTCCTCAACTTTGGACTCACCATTCACGTGTGCTTCACCATTCACGTGTGCTTCACCATTCACGTGTGCTTCGCCATTAATGTGACCATTTTGAGTTGATATACCCGAAGGTTGTAAATCTTCCTCTTCACCTTTGAAATCATATGTGTTTTGATAGTATGAAGTCTTCCAACCATATTTGTATGCACTTAACATATCTTGGGCCATTACGGATAATGGCACTTCATTATTTTCATATTGTAAAGGATTATATGACCAGTTTCCAGATATTGCTTGGTCAAAATATTTTTGCATCATAGCAACAATTTTAATATATCCTTCATTGGATCCCATATCCCATAACAAAGTGTATGCATTTTTTAAAGTAGGATAACCTGGAACTATTTGTTTTAATGGACCTTTTTTAGATTTTTTAATTGATAGGAGTGCTCTTGGTGGTTCTATACCATTAGTTTCGTTACTAACAACGGAAGAACTTTCCGAGGGCATTTGAGCCGATAATGTTGAATGTCTTAAACCATATTTTGCTATATCTTTTCTCAGTGACTCCCATGCCATTCTCTGTTTGTGTACAACTATTTCGTCCACTTCTTTTTTGTAATGGTCAATAGGTAATAATCCGTCTGCATATTTTGTTTTATCAAAAGCAGAACACTTGCCTTTTTCTTCTGCAATATCGCAACTTGCTCTCAACAAGTAATATTGGAATGCTTCTGAAAGTCTATCTACCAATTCCCATGCCTTTGGATCTGAATACTTCACACCGTTCTTTGCTAGATAGTGTGCTAATCCTATGTATCCAATACCTAAAGAACGTCTAGATTTAGTAGATACCTCTGCCGCTTTCACAGGATAATCTTGTATTTCTATAATTTCATCTAATGCTCTAACACTTAAATCACATAAAGATTCTAATTCATTAATGTTTCCTATTGCTCCGACATTGATTGCTGATAATATACAAAGTGCTATCTCACCGTTAGGATCATCTATTGACTTGATTGGTGTTGTTGGTAAAGTAATTTCTTGACATAAATTACTCATTGATACTTTGTCTTTAAAACTTGAATGAGAGTTTGAATGGTCTATATTCATTATATAGATTCTGCCAGTCTCTGCTCTTTCTTTTAATAAGTCCGCAAATAATTCCTGTGCCGCAATAGTCTTTTTAGGAATGCTTTTATCTTTTTCATATTTTTTATATAGTGCATCAAACTTGTCTGTTCCGAAAGCATCATACAATCCTGGAACTGTGTGTGGAGAAAATAAAGTGATATCTTCTTCATTGATAAATCTTTCGTAAAACATTTTGGACATCTGTATTGAATAATCCATACGTCTTACTCTGTTATCTTCTGTACCTTTATTATTTTTTAAAACAAGTATGTCTTCTATCTCTTGGTGCCATATTGGAAAGTGAACGGTAGCATTACCACCACGCACACCATTTTGTGTACAACATCTCACAGTTGATTCGAATTTTTTAAGGAACGGAATGACTCCAGTGTGTTGGACCTCCCCTCCTCTAATTTTAGAATTAATACCTCTAATACGTCCTGCATTTATTCCTATACCTGCTCTTCTGGCAACATACAATCCAATTGCCATATCGCTTGAAAAAATTGAAGCAAGAGTGTCATCACTGTCTACTAGAACACACGAAGCAAATTGTCTTATTGGTGTTCTCACTCCAGCCATTACTGGAGTTGGTATGTTTATTTTAAATTGTGATATTGCATCGTAATATTTTTTTACATAACTCATTCTAGTTTTCTTAGGATAGTCAGCAAATAAAGTTGCCGCTATCATCATATACATATCTTGTGGAGTTTCATACAATTCACCTGAACTTCTATCTTGCACAAGGTATTTGTCTACTACTTGTCTTAATCCTGCATATGTAAAATCTAAATCTCTATCTCTTTTGATCCAAGTATTAAGTTTTTTAATTTCTGATTTGTGATATTTTTCAACTATTGTTCTATCATAAACGCCTAACTTAATATTTCTTAGAATTAATTTTAATAAAGGAATGTATTCGTATTGTCCGTGTGCTTCTTTTCTTACATCATAAGAAAGAAGTCTTGCGGCGGCGTATTGATAATTTGGATTTTCTAAACTTATTAAGTCATTAGCAGACTTAACTAACACGTGTTGAATATCTTTAGTTGTAATGCCATCATAAAATTGAATGTTTGCATTGATTTCTATCTGTGAACTAGAAACACCTGTTAATCCTTCGCAGGCTTCTTCAACCACAAAGTGAATTTTGTCGATGTCTAACGGTTCAAGACGACCGTCTCTTTTTTGTACTTTTATATTTGATGTATTTGTTGTGATTGTTTGTTCAGCGACTTCCATTAGTATTCTATTTCCTATTAAATTAAATCAATATTTATCTTATTTTCTTATATCATGAGTATAATGTAGAATGTAAGTTTTGTCAAACATTGTTTTATTCATTATAGCCATATTGTGCGTGTCTAAAAATTGGTTATTCAATTCAACAATGTAGTTAAACTTACGGTTGTTGGACTTTTCTTTTGCAATAAAGCAATTATGTATCAATATATTATTTTTTGAAATACTATCTGATAATATTAAAGTATAATATAATAGAAGGCAAATGTCAAATTGATTATACAGATTCCTTTCCAATAGTTGCCAACCGTCTAACCATGTGCTTTTATCATATGAATCAGTTTTGGTGTTGGTTCTTGGGCAGTAGAAAAATATTTCTGAAAGTAATTTTAAAGGATCATCAGAAACTGCAATATAGTTTCTTATTTTATTCCAGTCTATTAATCGTTCTTCGTAGTTTCCAAAAAAAATATTTGGTTTATGAGATACTTCTAACTTTGAACGTGATTGTTGCGATGTCGTTTGCATTTGGTGTTGGATTAGTTGCCTCAATGATTACTGTTTCTTTATTTGCATTTCCGTCTTCGTCTGATAAACTTACTGCAAAATTTAATCTAGTTGTGTTTGTGTTGTTTGCTGAATCGCCTAAAAAATCATACTCATCATTTAGTGTGATTGTGTCTGCGTTTTTATCTACTGCTATGTCTAGTGTGCCTGATCTGAATGCGTTTAATACTGAACTGTTGTATGTGTATTCTACTTTGTAATGTTTAGAAGTGTCTGCTGGAAGTTTTGCTACTCTTGTTGCTGATAAAAGTTGACCAATTGTAAATTTTGTTGCAAAAGTTAATGTGCCACTGAATACTCCTTGCACTTCTGGAATATAGGCAACACCATTTAGTGTAGCACTATTTGCCATTAATGCTTCTGTACGAGCAAAGAAATCTGCTGATGATGTGTTACCATTACTATCAAATCTTATCACAGCATGAACCGGACTTGTATCAACACCTGCATCGTTTCCTACAAGGACAAAATTATTTTTCTCACTGATATTACCTTTACCTTCTTTAACATAGATACCGTTTTGATTTATGTTAATAAATCTGCTATTTGTAATTGTGTTGTTGATTGGTCCTGTTGCCTGTGCCACTTGAGCAAGGACTGTGTCTCTACCAAAGTTTACACCGAAACTACAAGTATCAATTGTTGTGTTATTGAATACATTGTGAACCACATCATGATTTGAAAGTATTCCATAAGAGAAACCTTCGATTGTAATTTTTTCAAAACTGTTATCTTTTGTTGTAACCGGAGTTGAAGTGGCTTCCATTAAAATTCCAATTTGATCATTATTCACTCCTGTGCCTTGAGTCCAAGGTCCTTTAATTTTTATATTTTTGAATTGACTATTTTTACAACTTGCTAATTTTAAACCAACATTGTTTTGATCAGTTTCTAAAGTGATACCTTCAATATGTAATAAGTTGGCTTGATTTAAACTTGTTGTTTGTGCCGCAATGCCCTCGCCATTAATAGTTTCAAATACAGGAAAATTTGCTGTTTGTCTAAACACAGTTTTATCTGCACCATCTCCTATTAAATTAACATTAGGTGGCAATTTAATACTGTCTGATAATAGATATAAACCTGCATGAATTTTAAGTGTAACTCTTTTCTTTAAATTGTCTGCGTCCATACTATTTGCGTATGGTAAAAATAATTGATCTACTGCTCTCTGTATTGCCACTGTTTGGTCAGTGCCATCACCATTTGCACCAAATGACCTTGCACTTACAATATCATCTAATCTTGATTGTAAACTTCTTTGTATTGGTGTTGCCGCTGATGCACCTGTTTGAACATTGGAACCATTTCTATAAGTGTACTGATCACTTAAAGTAAAAAGATTATCATGCTCTGTTAAAACTTTTGAATTTCCTACTGCTGGTGCACCTTCTGATACTGCACCATTACCTATGAATAACTCTTGCGTGTCAACTGCCCAACCTAATTCGCCGCCTGCTAGTTGTGGTAATCCAGAACCTTGGCCCTTTCTACCTCTACGAATCTGTATTCTTGATATTGAAACTATTGCCACTTTTTTCTCCTACTATGAGTATTTATCGAGTGTATTGTTATTTTAGAATTGATATTTAATGTGCGTACTTAATATAGTACTCTTCTACTCTTTGCCACCATAGGTCTTTATATTTTGCATAATTCAATGGTGTAATATCAAATTGTTGATATGTAAGATCTCTTGCACACATGAATACGTGACCTTCATTTATCTTCGTGTCATATACTTCGTTGTGTGCTTCTGCATATGCAACCAATTGTAAGAAATAATCTTCAATCCATTCTTTCTTTTTAGGCTTATTGGTTTGCTTAAAGTCAATGATACAAGGTGTGCCTTTATATTCCCCCACACAGTCAG